AATATGAGCATAGTATTTTGCTCTATTAACTATAATACCACTAAATCTATCATCTAAATCCATTGTATCACCATGTGCTGATAAATCAGTATGTACTTTCCAGTATTCATACTCTATAGTATAATTACTTGCGTCTGGAACTGGTGATAAACCAAATTTTTTATCTTGAGTTGGGTAAACTATATCTGGAGTTCCATAAGAAGATGAGTTATTATTTAAATCTCTTTCTAAAAACATACGATTGTAATTATCGTAAGTTATATACCGTAATTTTTTTACAGGTATGTTTTCAGATATTCTAACATAATCAACATCCATATTTGTTGCAGTTGATGTATTATTTAATGTAATAAAAGTTGTTTGTGCTGTTGCAGTAAATGATGTATCTAATACTGCCCCTGCACCAAAATCAGAAACTGTTAAAGTTGTACTTAAATTTTGTGTTCCTTCTGCGGCTGTACCTACTTGTACTTTTAAAGCTTGCCCAGTACTATTAGAATCAAAAACTCTTATTTGTACTCTATAATCTTTGTTTACTACAGTTGATAAAGATTGATGAATAGCATAATCATTTAATCTTGCTCTACCATTGCCACCGCTATTATACGCCGCACTTCCTGCTCCCGCTATAGTAGTCCAACTAGTTATGTTACTAGTAAACTCTCCATTAGTAACTAGCTCTTTAGGAACCAACCTAAAAGTTTGCCAATCCATTTTTCTGTAAGGTAAATCTGTGCTTTGAGGAGATGCAGAACTAGGAAGAGCATATTCTCTTTGACCTGCATTAGTATCTTGTGTAGTTGATATATATAAATCTGGTATTTCGGATACACTATTGTATATCTCATGCATAGCTTTTACAACAAACTTTTTTATAGACGATTGTATACCACGACTACTTGAAAAAGTAGTAGATGTTAACTCTGATTCGTTTAGTTCGTTTAATACATTATTTACTAATGTTAAATATGTTGTACTCATGTCTCCCTTTATATATTATACACTAAATCCTTGTTTTGTCAAGATTTTTTATGGGTTTGGCAGAATTTAGATGCCGCACCAACTGAGCCAAAACCCCAAGCTTTAAGTGCTAATGCCTTACGAGTTGGTCTTCCCTTAGAATCTTTCATAGGGCCTTTCATTCCTGCAAATCTACAGGCAAATGAAACACGCCTTGGGCTAGTTCCAGATTTTAATGGTGCTTTTAAATTACCACCATCTTTACTTTCAAAATGCTTTCTTCCTTTTTCGTTTAATCCGCCTTTAGGATTTTGATATTTTTTAGCAACCATTAAGCTTTAGCTATTTTTTTAGCCTTTGCAGATAGGTCTTTAAAGTGAAATAGTTTTTTACTATTTTTTGTCATAGTAGCACCAGTCATTAAAGTTCCATTTTTATGCTTATGTGTTTTACCTTTCCACTCCTTACCGTCTTTTGTGTAATGTTTTACGCCTTTCATTACTTGCCTTTCTTTTTATTCATATGCATTTTACCGCCATACATTTTCTTAGTAGGTTTTTTCATAGAACCGCCATACATTTTCTTAGTAGGTTTTTTCATTTTACCACCGTACATTGCTGTTGCAGTTGCTTTTTTATTTTTATTACCAAGCTCTTTAAAATCAGCCGCAGTTAATTTTCCTTTAGGTTTTGCTACATCTAATTTAGCTTGACCACCTACCATCATTTTCTTTTTCTTTTTCATTGTGCCACCATACATTGCTGTTGCAGTTTTTTTCTTAGCTTTATTTTTTTTAGAGTTAGGAAAACCTGCTTGCATATTAGCATAAGCTTCTGGTGATATAGTTGATTTTGATTTAGGGTTACTCGTTCCCGCTTTTTTTTTCGCATTAATATTAGCGTATAGTCCACGTTTAGCCATTTTTTTTATCCTCGGTTGGTTTAGTAAATATTGTCCAAAAAGCCGCCGCTAATCCGTAAGGGTCATTTTCTGGGTAACCTATACAATTTAGTTTAACTTTTGGTTTAGTTTTTAACTTAGTTTTATATTTTGTATTTTTTATTTTTTTAAGCTCCACAGGAATCACACTCCTCGGGGCAAACACAATCACTAATTCTTAATGCACCGCATGTAATACACGGCGTACATGTACATTCTATTCCTTCTCCACAATCACACGGTTTAATCAATTTTTTTCTCCAGTATATTTAAAATTTTATCAACTTTATTTTCTAACTCATTAACTTTACTTTTTAGTTTATCATTCTCATTATCATTATACATAGGGGTAATTGTCTGTCCAGTTGAAATTATTTTTCCATTAGAATCTAAATTTTTTTTTGTCATATCCCATTTAGTCATTAATAAATCCTTTTTATTATCTCCCTATATTTTGTGTACTAAAGGGGCAAATTAATGCCCCTTTAATTTAATTTAATTTATGCTGTGTTTGAAGCTGATTCATCTGAACCGCTAATATCACATAACAATGCCCATACTCTGACTTTACCTGCTGTGTCTGTTGCACCTGCAGTTAAAATATCAATAGTGTCTGCTGTTTTAACAATTAACATTGCCGCCGCATCAGTTGCATCCATTGGAGCATGACCCGTACCAGTAGCATCAAAAGCATCTACAAAAGCATCTGGGTCATGGTGACCTGCTGTAGAGCCTGTAATACCTAAATCAAAAGTCACAGATGTAGAAGAAGCTGTTAAAACTTCTAATCCTGCCGCTATAACTAATGTTTCTGCCGGAACGTTTAGACATTGAATAATGTCTGCCGCCGCCGGGTCAAATAATGAGTTGTCAACTGTATTTTCAACCCAGTATGGTTGCCTTCTAGTAGAAGGATGTCCTGCTGTTCCACCAGTAACTTTACTATGTGTTGCCATTTGTATATCCTCCTATTATGTTAAGACAACTGCTGTTCTAGTGATAGCTTCTGGTCTTAAGACCTTACCACCATAAACATGCAATCCTCTAATTACGTCAGAAAAAGAATCGGGGTCTCTTACTACTTCAGTTTTCGCAATGTGCGAAGCTGTTGCACAAGCAGACATATGTCCACCCATACAAAAGAAAGCATTAGAAGTACCAGATATTGTTGCAATATCAGTTCCAGACCTATTTAACGCTGTTGTTTTATACAATTTCATACCAGAAATCGTAATGTCAGATACTAATCCATTAGTTAATGGAGATTGACCGCTTCCAATTACAGACATGTCCATAACTTTTGAAGCCGCCGCACCTAATCCTTCGTAAAAGATTGGAGGTGCTACAAACCATCTATTTTCTTCTGGTACAGATTGGTCGTCTAAAAGACGAGCTGATTCTGCAATAACACTGTGACACTTGTCACCAGTATCAGCAGTTATAGCTGTTCCTGCATTAATTCCAGACGTAGTAGAAATAGTTTCTAAAATATCTCTATCATACTTTCTTTTAAGAGCATAAGCTCCAGAAGAAGTAGCTAGAGCTTCCCAATTAACATGAGATTGTCTTTCTTCGATGTCATCTACTTTAAATGCAAAATAGTTAGCTGTGTCCACGACTAGAGTGTCTTGGTCGTCAGCAAGATTTTGTAAGTTAGTAGTTTGACCTTTTGTGTAAGAAGCAACAGAAATTGTTGGTTCTTTAATAATCTTTACGGTGTCGCCATAATTCTCAATTTCACCCGCATAATCAGTGTTAGTGATACCCTCAACAACAGAGCTTCTACGGAAATATTTGAGAACTTTTTGCGAATATATCGCCGGTAGCCAATTACCCGAAGGTAAGTTGTCATAACCTGCTGATGCACTTATCGCCATAATTATTCTCCTTAAAGGTTAAGTTTAAGCTCGAGTATCAACACGCCCTTCTTTAAAAGCAATATCAATCTCATTCTCGAACTTTTCATAAGTCCTTGAACTCATTTTTTGAATCTCGGACTGTTTCCAAATTTTCTTGTTAGTATCGCCAGAAACATTTACAGACTTGGCCTTTGTCCTTGTCACACTCTGAGCCGCACTAGTAATCGAATTTGGTTTGCTCTTACTTAATCCATTGTCCGCTTTGTACAAATCAACAACACGAAATGCCCATTTAGAATCTTTACTATTTT